GAACAAGTATAGCGGGAACAAGAACGGGGTTGTGACCTTTCCTGTCTACGGAAAGCAGCGAGCTTATTCCCGGGAGGAGGAACAAAATTGAAGGTGTTCCTTGCTTTGTTCCTGTGCCTGTTCTTGTGGGAAAGCCTGCAAATAAGGAAAATCAGCGGTAAGGAACAAGTGGAACAAGATTTAACCTATGGACTTACAAACAACAAAAAAAGAGGGATTGCAGCCTGCGCATACACACATGCGCGCGCGTATAGGAAAAATACGTTCAAGTTGTTTTCTTGTTCCCAGCCTAATATATAGGAGGCATTAATGCTTGAAAAACATATCGAAATGAAACTGGCAGAAGCGGTGAAAAGGATGGGAGGCATTGCGGTTAAGTTCGTAAGTCCGGGACTGGATGGGATGCCGGACCGACTGGTGCTTTTGCAAAATGGAAAGATCGCATTTGTGGAACTAAAGGCACCGGGAAAGAAACCCCGGCCGCTGCAGAATAGAAGAATGAAGCAATTGCAGGAGCTTGGTTTTAACTGCTTTGTAATTGACAGCGATGCCCAGATTGGAGGGATCCTCGATGAAATACAATCCTCATAAATATCAGACCTATGCGACGGACTTCATTTTAGAGCATCCCACAGCCGCCATTTTTTTGGAGATGGGTCTTGGCAAGAGTGTGATCACACTAACGGCCATATTCGACTTGTGTCTGGACAGTTTTGAGATAGGCAAGGTTCTGGTCATCGCTCCGCTTCGTGTAGCAAGGGATACCTGGCCGGCTGAAATAAACAAGTGGGATCATCTAAAAAGCCTGGAGTTTTCAGTAGCAATCGGTACGGAGCAGGAGCGACTCGCGGCACTAAGAAAACCCGCAAGCATTTATTTGATAAACAGAGAAAATGTAGACTGGCTGGTAAACAAAAGCGGGATAGTCTTTGATTTTGAAATGGTGGTTATCGATGAACTCTCATCTTTTAAGTCCTATGGGGCGAAAAGGTTCAAAAGCCTGCTTAAAGTCAGGCCCCGAGCAAAACGGATCGTGGGTCTAACCGGAACTCCTTCCTGCAACGGTTTGATGGATTTGTGGGCGGAGTTTCGCATCCTCGATATGGGTGCAAGACTGGGCAGGTACATAACCCACTATCGCAGTTCCTTCTTTACCCCGGACAAGCGCAATCAGCAAATGGTGTTTTCCTATAAGCCGCTGCCTGGTGCGGAAGAAGCGATATACAGACTCATTTCCGACATAACGATTTCCATGAAGTCAGTAGATTTTCTGAAAATGCCCAAATGCGTGATCAACGAAGTGCCGGTATATCTGAGCGACAAAGAGCAGTCGGTTTACGAGCGCTTTCGCGAGGAGATGGTTCTTGAACTTGCCGAAGAGGAAATTGACGCAATGAACGCGGCTGTCCTTTCAGGCAAGCTGCTGCAGATGGCGAACGGCGCTGTCTATGATCAGGACAAAAGTGCCCATTTTATACATGACCGCAAGCTGGATGCCCTTGAGGATTTGATTGAAGGGGCGAACGGCAAACCCGTTCTTATTGCGTACTGGTACAATCATGACTTGGAGCGCATCAAGGCGAGATTCAAAGTTTGTGAAATCAAGACTAGCAAGGATATCAAGGACTGGAACAACGGAGAAATTCCTGTGGCAGTCATCCATCCGGCATCAGCCGGACATGGACTGAACTTGCAAAGCGGCGGCTCCACACTGATATGGTTTGGTCTTACTTGGAGTCTGGAACTGTATCAGCAGACAAACGCGAGACTCTGGAGACAAGGTCAGAACGAAACGGTGGTCATACACCATATCGTTGCGAAAGCTACGATCGACGAGGATGTAATGCTGGCTTTGAAACGAAAAGAAAAAACGCAGTCCGACCTCATAGATGCGGTCAAAGCAAACTTAACGAAAGAGAGGGAGGCTGTATGACGGATGGTTATGAAAACCTGACAAATGCCATTGTTCTGCAGTCGGTCAAGGATTATCGCTTTGCACTGAAACGACTGGCGAAACACCCTCGCAATGATTCGGCATTATATACGAAACTTGAGGTTGAGCGGTTCTTCCGTTCCGAATGGTACACATCGCTTACAACAGTTGACCCGGAAATGCTCATAAAAAAACTCAACGAGGAGACTAAAAATGACAGTGAAAGAATATCTCGGGCAGGCTTACCGCCTGGACCAACGCATAAACAGCAAGCTGGGGCAAGTGGCTTCGCTGAACGACCTTGCCACCAAAGCGACATCCACCCTTACCGGTATGCCGAAAAACCCCAACCGCGCAACCTCCACTATGGCGGATGCCATTGGGAAAATCATCGACCTGCAAGCGGAAATAAACCGAGATATCGACCGCCTCGTCGATCTAAAGCGTGAAATCGTTAAGCTGGTGAAAGCTGTTAACAAACCCGAATTCCAGACCCTTTTAGAAAAGCGGTACCTGTGCTATATGAGTTGGGAACAGATTGCTGTCGATATGAACTACAGCATCCACCACTTATATAAAATGCACACCCTGGCTTTGGGTGCTTGCAATGAAATTCTCAATCGGTATACCTGATGATATCGCATGATACGCGTCCCTGCTGAAGCTGACGTACAAAACTGTGCAATGCATTTCTGCGATACGATTAACAATAAGAGCTGAAAACTTTTACTACAGTGTGTTTACTTTTTAGATATTTAGAGTATAATATAAACAGGAGAAGGGGGCGGAAAACATGTTTAGTAAAAATCTAAAATACTATCGATTGAAAAACGCTCTTTCAAAGAAAGAGTTTGCAGAGCGAATCAATGTAACTCCGATGGCCATTACCAACTACGAAAACGGCGATCGCCAGCCAAGCATGGACGTATTAAAGTTAATGGCAAAGGAACTCGGAGTAAGGGTGTCGGATTTTCTTTCCATCCGCGACGAAAACCTGGTTTTTTGCCACGGAGAGTTCAGAAAAAACTCTACTCTACCCGTCAAACAACAAGAGTATATTCACGAATCTATTGAAGAATATTTCAATCGTTTTATGACGGTCGTTGAAGTTCTGGGCGGTGAAGTACTTCCAGCTGCTCCGGAGTGCCATGTATTGCATTATTCGGGAAATATCGAAGACGATGCTCGTTCTTTAAGACAGCATTTGAATCTGGCTCTCGACGGACCAATAGAAGATCTTATTGGCATCTTAGAGAACAAAGGCATTTTGATTTATGTATGCGATATCGACAACAATAAGTTTTCCGGCATAAACGGTTTTGTTAATGAGCGTCCATATGTTGTTTTTAATAAAAACATGACGCCCGAAAGAAATCGCTCTACTGTTGTTCATGAACTCTCCCATCTTATGTTTATTTGGCCGGAAGATATGCCTAACAAAGCAGTTGAAGATGCTGCGACCGCAATTAGTGGAGCTTTTTTGTTTCCAAAAGCCGATGTGATTAGAGAACTTGGTGTTCGGAGAACCACCATTAGCAGAGATATGGAGCTTGTTGCCAAGGAATATGGTATCTCGATGTTCCTGTTGGTTAAGCGCGCGCAAATATCCGGTATTATATCTTCGAGTTTAGCTAAAGAATTCTACATTAATGCTTCGCAGTTCGGTTGGAGAAAGAACGAGCCATCAAGAATCAAAGAGGAACGACCGACTTTGTTTGCACAGTTAGTTTACCGAGCGGCAAGTGAAAATGATATTAGTATTCAACGTGGCGCAGAATTGCTTAAGATTCCATATGATGAGATTGTCGCTAATTGCTGCATTGGTGAGGTATAATGAATGGAGTATATTAGCAGCGATACAAACGTATGGATCGATTTTTCTGTCATTTGCCGTACCGAATTACCGTTTCGTTTGCCGTATACATATATCATGAACTCCGATGCGATTGAAGATGAATTGCTGTCTCCTGACGGTTTGTGTGAAGAACTGAAAAACTGTGGACTTGTCAGTGTTGAGATTACTATTGAAGAATTTACACTTGCTGATGGATATGGTTCGAAGTACCCTCAATTGTCAATATACGATCGAATTGCGTTGGCTATCGCAAAATCCCGCAGCATATTTTTACTGACAGGTGATGGCAATCTACGAAAAGCCGCAAAAAACGAGGCGGTATCTATCATCGGTACGATAGGCATCATCGATCAGTTGCTGGACAGTGAACACATCACAATAGACGAATATGAGTATTGCTTAATTGAATTGCAAAAGAACAACGGGTCAAAAGTAAGACTTCCAAAGAGTGAAATCAATTCAAGGCTTCAGCGAATAAAACTGTATACAAGAGACAAACAAACGTGATACCTGAAGATACCACATAATACCCGACCCTTATGATATCATTAAAATGCGGAAATATAATGAATAGAGCCATCGAGGAGTAATTCCCGGTGGTTTTTCTTTATGCCCGAAAGGAGGTGAACCAATGCCATACAAACCCAAACGACCTTGTGCCTACCCAGGCTGCGGTCTGCTTGCTGAGCACGAGCAATACTGCGCCGAGCATAAGAAAGTTATGGACAAACAATACAATCGCTACGAACGCGACCCAGCATCGAGCAAACGCTACGGCCGTTCCTGGAAGAGAATCCGCGACAGATACATCAGGTCACATCCCCTTTGTATGGAGTGCCAGAAGCAAGGCAGACTCACGCCCGCTATGGAGGTCCATCACATCAGCCCGCTCTCCCGTGGAGGCGGCAACCAAACGAGCAATCTCATGGCTCTTTGTAAGCCATGTCATTCTCGCATCACTGCCGAAAGCGGTGACCGGTGGGGGTAATCAAATCTCAAGAACTTTTTCAAGCGGACAGCGGCGTGGGGCTTCGTGTTGAAAAACGCGGTTTCAAACAGGGTATAAACCAATGCGTTCAACCCTGCAAAGAGTTATTGCAAATTAGCAACGCCTCCATATCTGTTATCCAGAAATTCTTTGAATTTAACCCAGCACCCATAATGCACATCGGCATGATTACGTGGATTTTTTCTTCCAACCTCGACAAATTTCTGTTCAAGCAATTGCCTGCCCTTTTTCATGCTTGCTTCGTTTTCGAATATACTCCAAAAGTCCATGCCAATAGAATTGTTGTAGGCGTAAAACGCATTGCTGGCCATGATATCGGGTCTTGCATAATTGTAATGCGACTTTAAGTATTCAATAAAGTTGCTTCGTATGATCTGTTTATCCATAGTGCCAACCTCCATGTGTTTTTATCAGTTTACAACCTTAAATCAATTTATTCAACGAGGAGTTGATGTTCAGTGGCAAAAGACGGTACGAACCGTGGCGGCGCTCGTGTTGGTGCAGGAGCAAAAAAGAAGGCTCTTGCCGACAAAATAGCCGAAGGCAATCCAGGCGGCAGAAAACTGACGGTTATGGAGTTTTCTGATACTGCAGACCTGCATGGTCGAGCGATGCCCGAACCGAACAAGATGCTTGAAGCGATACAAAAAGACGGCAAGACTCTTGTTGCGAGTGAAATCTATAAATCCGCATGGCGGTGGCTGAATGAACGTGGGTGCGCTGCTCTCGTGTCACCTCAACTGTTGGAAAGATATGCCATGAGTGTGGCGCGGTGGATCCAGTGCGAGGAAGCGGTGACCGAATACGGTTTTTTAGCAAAGCATCCAACAACGGGCAATGCGATTCAAAGTCCATATGTGGCGATGGGTCAGAATTATATGAACCAGACAAACCGTTTGTGGTTTGAGATTTTCCAGATCGTAAAGGAAAACTGCACAGGTGAATACAGTGGAGCCAATCCGCAGGATGATGTGATGGAGCGGCTACTCTCGGCAAGGCAAGGAAAATAAAACTAAATCGGTCTTCCGACTCTTGCCATTTTGTCAACAAGACAATTCAACTCGTTCTCGGAATGCGCCTTGACTTTGATAAAGCTAACTTTTATGTCTTCCCGAACCTTTTCAAGATAATCAGCATATGCTGCAAAGCTTGGACATTTGTGGCGTTTTTTAACGTTAACGCGATGCGAAAACACCTCCAAGCCATTCCAATCATAGTAGATGTTGATTTGTGTAATACCAAGTGAGCGAGCTGTTTTAATTGCTGTTTTCACGGCAGCCATTTCAGCAATGTTTGAACCATACTTGTGTTGCGTTTTAAGCTGCTTGCTGAACGCAATCCGATGTGGCTTCCTATTTGGTTCGGCTAATAGAAGTACAGCACACCCTATAATGTTTGTCGTTGGGTTGTAGCTGCCATCGACATAGATATTTGCCTTTTGTTTTGACATTGATTATCCTCCCGACAAAAAAGCCACTAGCATTCGCGTGATCGATACAATCACTTGAAAACTAATGGCTGCACATAATATGCCAAGGTCAGACAGAAGAAACTTAAGTCCTTAAGACCCTGAGGAACGGGGACGAAGTCTTATCCCATTTCGCACCGGATAAACTATATAAGTTCATCATATTCAATTTAGATTATTTTACCACGGAATGTACATATTGTGAAGATGAAAAGGAGCGGTCTATGGAAATCACAACAAAATTTGAAACAGTGGATATACAAAAGTTGATCCCCTATGCCAGGAATGCCCGCACCCATAGCAAGGAGCAGATCCTACAGCTTCGAGGATCGCTGCGGGAGTTTGGCTTCGTCAATCCTGTCATCGTTGATAAAGACCTGAACGTCATTGCCGGCCATGGCCGAATCCTGGCCGCCAAGGAGGAAGGAATGACCGAGGTTCCATGCGTGTTTGCAGAGCATCTGACCGAGGCTCAGAAACGGGCCTACGTCATAGCCGATAATCGCCTTGCCTTGAACGCCGGTTGGGATGCTGAAATGCTGTCAGTAGAACTTGCCGATTTGCAGGTTGCGGACTTTGACATTTCGATCCTAGGATTTGACGATGCCGAGCTCAATAAGCTGATGGGTGGTATGGACGATGTCAAAGATGATGACTTTGACGTTGAGGCAGAACTTCAAAAGCCCGCTGTTTCTCGTTTAGGGGATGTTTGGATTCTAGGGCGCCACCGGCTGGTCTGCGGAGACAGCACAAAGAAAGACATCTTTGATGTTCTCATGGACGGGAAGGCAGCCAACCTTGTGGTAACGGATCCCCCATACAACGTCAATTACGAAGGGACAGCCGGAAAAATAAAAAATGACAACATGGACAATCACTCGTTCTATGAGTTTCTGCTTGCGTCCTTTACAAATATCGAAGCGGCAATGGCCCAGGATGCTTCCATTTATGTGTTTCATGCCGATACCGAAGGACTCAACTTCCGCAAAGCTTTTGTGGATGCGGGATTTTACCTTTCCGGCACTTGCATTTGGAAGAAACAGTCTCTCGTTCTTGGACGTTCGCCCTATCAGTGGCAGCACGAACCGGTGCTCTTTGGGTGGAAAAAGAAAGGCAAGCATCTGTGGTACTCCGACCGCAAGCAGACCACCATCTGGGAGTTTGAGAAGCCAAAGAAAAACGGAGACCATCCAACCATGAAACCTGTGGCGCTTGTAGCTTACCCGATTATAAATTCAAGTTTTACCAATTGCATTGTGCTCGACCCCTTCGGCGGTTCAGGAAGTACGTTGATTGCCTGCGAGCAGACAGACAGGATTTGCTGCACCATTGAACTGGATGAGAAGTATTGTGATGTCATAGTAAAGAGGTATATGGAGCAAGTCGGCACCTCGGACAATGTGCTGCTTATAAGAGAAGGTTCAGAATTCAGATACCACGAACTGCCGGGGGTGAATGCGGATGAGTAAACTGTCACTCGGGTCGCTCTTTGACGGCAGCAGCGGTTTCCCACTGGGTCTGCTATGCGGAATCGAACCGATATGGGCATCGGAAATCGAGCCCTTTGTGAAGAATATCGTCTAAAACAAATTGCGGTTCTCTACAAATCATTCAAAACAACTTGCTATTTACAGCGGGTAGAGTGATATATGTAGTACCGAAAAAAGAAAGGCGGTATGAAAATGAAGATCAACTACAATGCAACAGGAGAAAAACGCAAATCACTGGCAGTTGCGGTCAGCCGGGAACTGAACGCGCCAATGAAATACCTTGGCGCGCCAACATTCGCTTACGAAGTAGGCGGTTATCGCATCGAC